GCTATCTGGGAGGAAATCCCAGACTAGTTGATAGTTTACAATGCATTACTTAGTAGTGCCTTGTTTAATATCAATAATGGTATTGGTATGTAAGCTCTTTAGAAAGGAGTACACTATGACTGAACAAAGAAATCCTGTAGATTATGCAGAGGCTTTGAAGCTTATTGCGATCTTGCGCGACATCATTCAAATGAAGAATGAAGAGCAGGACGCGTATGCTGAGAAACTGCATTATGCAGAATTAAAGTATGATAGCTTGATGAAGTCCAAGCATCTACGTTGATAGTTTATAAGGCATTAATAACTCAGTGCCTTATTTAATATCAATAACAAAAATGCCCAAGAGCATTTTCTCAGTGCTCTCTTGCTTGTGTTGTTCTCTCTTCGCTGCTGTGGTGCGTCTGTCTCCGTTGGCTTCTCCATTGGTATGGGCGTCCGGCAACTGCAACCTGCAACTAAAAGTCTCAAGGTATGTACATCATCCATGTATATTCCTTGGTACTTGCTACCACCAAAACTTCGGCGTAGATCCGTTACAGAGCAGTGTGATACCTGACTCTCAAGATCTACCCAAGTCGCTGCACAATCCTGTGTAGCATAACCCTAATCTGTGAAAGGATATTAGGTATGGTTGCAAAACCGAAGTCGGCGGACTCAAACCGTGACACTCGTACGGAGTTCCAAACTCCGCCTGATGCAGGCTTAACCCGCGTGGTTAAAGTCGACATCATTGGGATCACTCAATTCAGTGGTTCTAAGGTGACTTCCAAATGGAAGAATCCGATGCTGCTGGTGGAGACCAGTCATGGCACGTTCATGTCTCACTACGGTGAGGCACGAAGACTTCAGGAGCTTAAGGCTTCTGTGGTTCCGGTCACACTGTACCTGTCTAGGTGTCAGTATGACGATGAAGTTCCGATAGCCTCGACTAGAGGTTTAGGTTCTTCTGTGCCTAATGCGCCAAGGGGTTCGCTCCTTAGTCGCTTAAAGGGATAACTTAGTTATCTCTTGGGAGTCCATAATACTGTGGGCTCCCGAACTGTCTGTTAATATAAAACTCTCGGAAGGAGTACAATTATGAAACTGTTAGATTATATAATATTCAATGCTTGGTTAGCGATAGATTTAATAATACCAATTATGATAATAGCTAGTGTATCATTCTTTGTATGGCAAATAGTATCAATTGCTATTGAGCAATGGAAGGACTTGTAATGAGTAAGTTTAAACATTATGACATCTTCAAAAGAGAAGTTGTTTTCAAAGATGAGGAAGCAGACTTCGGTAAAGTTATGAGAGAACAATCTAAATCTCTTATGGTAATAGGCGGTGAGAAACGTAATTCTAACTTTCCAGAAAAGCATTATGCTTCTATTGCTTACGAGAATAAGATAGCATTACTTAGTCATAAGTAAAGAGTTACGGTAGCAGTCCTCCCCTGCTGCTGTAGACCTGGACACGTCGGTAAACTGTCCAACTAAAGTAGTTTAAAGTAGTATTCTAAGTAAAGGATATTACTTCTAACAACTTTAAACAGTTGTTTGTAATAATAATTGGGGAACAAACCTCAAAATTCGAGCATGAGATTTATGCGTAGTGATGAGGCTATGTTCTCGTGGACCGTGAACTGAACCGGCATCCGAGACCGGCAACTGAGACCGACATCTCGGACCCGCAAGCGGTACCTGCAACTCTCAGAGTAGTTAACATGAAGTAGATCATGAAGAATTGGGAGAATATCCCAATAAGGCTATGTACTATGAGATCCTATACTACACTAAATTACTATAAAATATCCAAAAATATTTTCTCTATAATATACTATCAATCAACCAATCAGAACTCGTGAAAGGAGTTTACTATGACTAAAGTAATAAAAGCAATCGAGACTATTGTAGATCACATAGATCTTGTGCTAATGCAAAAAGATAAAGCATACGATGTAATCGACTACGAAGTTGAAGTAGAAAGTAGAACAGACTTAGCTAGGTTCTACTACGACGTAGCATCGCAGAAAGGTACATCAGTTCCACTTGTTGATGTAAAATGTCCTCATTGCTTACAAGCATTTGTAGTATTAGATGATCGTGCACCAGAAGATACATGTACTTGTGTGTATAAGCGTATAGTTAATCCGTATACTAGTGGATTCAGTTTACGTAATCTAACTGCAGAGACATATGATAAAATGTTCAAAGCAAATGCTTACGAAAACAATGTAAGTAATCCGCTTCCAAATGCAAAGCACGCTGTGTGGAATAATAAGTATGCGGATCGTATAACTGTGTCACGCTCTTTCGGTAAAAACACTGCGCTTAGTAGTAGTGGTACTACTCTAGGCTTAGCAAAGGACTTTGTATAATGTATATAGAAAAAAGTATCAACGATGTAGAATGGTTCCCGCAAGATAATGCGGGGACTATATATGTCAGTGAGTTGTTGGTTATGAAATCAGCAGCAGGCTGGTATATTGGTAGAATATGTGAAGTAATGTACGAATTCGAAGATGAGGTTACTAAAGGTATAGAACCATATGAAAGGTGTACAGACTATATGACATACGATCAAGCAAAGACTGTCTTACCACGTTTCTTAGAGCAAGATATATGTAATAATATGTAATAAGTAAAGGAGAATAATGTCAACGGTAACATAGCGGATTCCAAATCCGAAAATGAGGGTTCAATTCCTTCTTCTCCTGCCATACCTACAACTCTTACCTACAACTCCAACCTACAACCAAAAATGCCCAAAAGCATTTTCTCAATAATAACTATAAAACGAAGGATATAATATGCAAAAGGATCTAGACAATGTTATAAGAAAACTATTGTTGCTAGCAGATAATGCGCAGCAAGATATAGATAGCTTAGATAATATAACTACAATAGAAGAACTATCTTCAAGAGGTATCTTTATTCAAGATATAGAAGAACAAATAGATTGCCTAACTTATTATATCACAGCTAATAGTGTATTACGAGATAAGTTAGAAAAGCTAAGCAATAAAATAATAGAAAAGAAACTAGTTGTATTACATTAGAAAGGATATACAATGGCTATGATTAAAAGACTATACGATGAGATGCACGATGAAGTAACAGCAATAGTTCAAGGAGGATGGGATTATGCAATAGGTGAAGTAGATAGCATACGTTGCGAAGCCATAAGTAAAGCAGAAGATAAAATCTACGATATGGGTAGAGAACATGGCTTAGATGCTGATGATATAGAATGGCTATTCAAAGGCTCTGAATTTGAAACAATACATGATTTCGTAGCTGAACAATTCGATCACTGCTGGGATCTATAAATAACTAACTCCTTTCACAAATACTAACGACCTTTAATATTATCTCGTGAAAAGCCATTTAATATTAAAACTACTGACCTGAGCATGTCACTAAACTGCTATTGAATCAAATCTAAACACAACTGAAAAGGTAATTCCTAATGAACAATTTTGAACCAAGAAACTATAGAATAAATGACGTAGAACTAAACTGGGCTAAGCTAACAAAGCCTGTGTCACCGTTCGGTCAACCACAATACGAACTGCAAATTGCTACTAAGGATAAAGCAGTCGCAGACGAATGGAAAGATAATCACTTAACTGTCAAAGATAAAGACGGTAAATATAGCGTATCACTAAAACGTAAAGCTCTCAAAGCTGATGGCTCTGAAAACGGTGCACCAAAAGTAGTAGATAAAGATGCTCAACCGCTTAACGCAGCATCGCTTGGTAACGAATCAAGAGGTAATGTTATTGTATATCAAATGTATTATAAGACTGCAGGTCGTGAAGGCATTGCAAGTTCTTTAACAGCGATACAAGTAACAGACTTTAAGGAATATACAGGTTCAGTAGAATTCGAACCAATTGTAGATATTCACGGTCCATCTCAAGAAACTACAACTACACCACAAGCAGAAATAGCCTTCTAATGATTTTAATTTATCTAAAGTTGCAGCTAATATTATTCGTTGCAAGTTCGTTTATGTAAAATTACAGGCGTCTACAATACTGTAGGCGTCTTTAAAACCTGAAAGGTATATCATGGCTACATTAGATTACTCAGATAACAGATCAACTGATGCATATAAGTTCACTATAACCGACAAGTCAGATCCAGCATTAACAAAACTTAAAAGAATGGTGGCTCAACGTAATAAAGACATACGTATTACTTGTCGTAAATATAGTCATAAAGTAAACGTCGCATATCCTTTACAACGTGTAACAATGATGGCACGAGGTAGACGTACAGATAAAGGAAAACCGCTCCATGGAAATGCAGCAACTAATTTACAGCACAGATTTGCAAAGCGCTTTGATGTGTACGTCCATAGTGATAGGCATAATTGTGATATCCTTAACGAAGAGAT